GTACACTACACAAACTATACTACAAAAATGAAAGTGGTACATGGGTTGAAGTAGGAACTGGCGCATGGAAAGCAAGTTGGTCTACAACAGCAGGTACTGCTGGTGCAACAACAACTTCAGGCTTGAACTTTACTATTAACAGTACTACAGTTACAGCAAACGCAACAGACGCAACAGCATTAGCGGCAGTAATTAATGGTTTAAGCATTAGTGGTGTTACAGCAACAGTTGAAGCGGCTAACGATATATTAAGATTACACTCAACAGGTGTTAACATTGTACTAGCAGAAGGCACAGGCGCATTAGGCGACATGGGTCTTGTAGCAGGAACATATGCGGCACCAGCGTTGAATATTGCTCCTCATACAAGTGTTCCCGAGTTTGGTGCAAGTGATACAACTCCACGTCCAACAGGAAGTATTTGGGCAAAGACTACTACACCAAATAAAGGTGCTAAATGGGCAATCAAAGTTTGGAATGATGCAACTAAATTATGGGACTTAAAAGATGTTCCAATTTTTAGTTCAAACCAAGCGGCTCTAGCAACACTTGATAAAGCAGGCGGCGGTTTAAATCTTGCAACATCAAGTCTTTATATTAAATCAAACGATGCTGAAGCATCTGATTTAGTAGCAAACTTTAAAGTGTACAAACGCAATTCAACAGGTGCAACAAGTATTACTTCAAGTGCAGTAACTACACAAGCATCTAGTGGTACAGCATCATTTACTCTTCAAGAGTCAATTGTAGGCAGTGCAACACTAGGAAGTGCAGTAACAATTTCACAGGCAGTTGATGGTGATGCAGGTGATGCTGATCATATTGCAGGTGCAATTAACTCAGCAGGACTTACAAATGTAAGTGCAAGTGTTGACTCACAAAACAGAGTTGTAATTTCACACTCAAAAGGTGGTGATTTTAGAATTGCTGACACAAGTGGTCACTTAGCAGAAATTGGTTTTAGTACAACAGATACTGCAAACTTATATACTGCACCAGCAGGTGATACAAGTGCAGACTTTATTGCAACTAACTGGAAAGTTTTATCAGCAACTAATAGTTCAAGTGCTCCAACTGCTTTAGCAGTAGACGGAACATTATGGTACAATAGTATTGTTGACGAAGCAGACATTATGGTACACAATGGTACAACTTGGGTAGGTTATCAAGATACGTCTAGTCCGTACTTTGCGAATGCGGCAGGTGATAAAACTGATCCAAACGGACCAATTGTAAGTGCAACAGAACCAGTAGCGGCAACAGGACAATCAGATGGAACAGCATTGAAAGATGGTGACCTTTGGATTAACACTACAAATATTGACAAGTATCCAGAAATTTATCGCTGGTCACATGCTAAACAAATTTGGGTGTTATTAGATTCAAGTGATCAAACAACATCAGATGGTGTATTGTTTGGTGATGCACGTTGGTCAACAGCAGGTTCACTTAGTAAAGAAGCAACTATTGTAGATTTACTAGCAAGTAACTTCTTAGATCCAGATGCTCCAGATCCAGCATTGTATCCAAAAGGTATGATTTTATTTAACACACGCAGAAGCGGATTTAATGTTAAGAAATTTGTACGTAACTATATTGATACAACAGGTGAAAACGGACGTCAAGCAGATGCATTAATGAATTCTTACTATCCACACAGATGGGTAACTGAGTCAGCAAATAATGCAGACGGTTCAGGTAAGTTTGGTCAATCAGCACAGAGAGCAGTTGTTGTACAAGCAATGCAATCAATGATTAACAGCAACCAAGACATTCGAGATGATGAATCAAGAGTGTTTAACTTAATGGCGGCACCAGGGTATCCAGAACTAATTGGCGAAATGATTTCACTAAACTATGACAGAGGCTTAACAGCATTTGTTGTAGGTGATTCACCAGCAACACTAGATTCAAGTGCTACATCAATTAACGAATGGGGCACAAACGTTGCTCTTGCAGTTGAAGATAACAGCGACGGTCTAGTAAGTAGAGATGAATACTTAGGTGTTTACTACCCATGGGGCTTCACAAGTGATAACGCAGGTAACAACGTTGTTGTTCCGCCAAGTCACATGATGCTAAGAACTATTGCACTAAGCGATCAAGTATCGTTTCCATGGTTTGCTCCAGCAGGAACAAGACGTGGTGGAATTACTAACGCAACAGCAACAGGGTATATTGATAACGAAGGCGAATTTGTTTCAATTGCACTAAACGAAGGACAGCGTGATACGTTGTTTGGTATTAGTGTAAACCCAATTACATTTATTACAGGCGCAGGACTTGTTTGTTTCGGTCAGAAAACAAGAGCAAGAAATGCAAGTGCATTAGATAGAGTAAACGTTGCTAGACTAGTAATTTACATGCGTAGCCAACTTAATAAACTTGCTAAGCCTTATATCTTTGAGCCAAATGATAAAATCACACGTGATGAAATCAAACAAGCGGCAGAAAGTCTAATGCTTGAGTTAGTTGGTAGTAGAGCACTATATGACTACATTGTAGTATGTGACGAATCTAACAATACTCCTAGTAGAATTGATAGAAACGAACTATACTTAGACATTGCAATTGAACCAGTTAAGGCTGTGGAATTCATTTACATTCCACTTAGACTTAAGAATACAGGAGAGATTGCAGGATTATAATTCATAAAATGAGCCCCTGAAATATGGGGCTCGTTAATGATAAATACTTGTAACAGGAGCAAAAAGATATGGCAATTTCAACACTCTCAAAAATTACAGTACCACTAGCGAGCGATAGTAGTTCATCAACACAAGGTTTGTTGATGCCGAAACTACAGTATCGCTTTAGAGTGACACTTGAGAACTTCGGTGTATCAACACCAACTACAGAATTAACAAAACAAGTTATTGATGTAACACGCCCAACAGTAAACTTTGAGGAATTAGAAATCCCAATTTACAACAGTAGAGCATACCTAGCAGGTCGTCCTACTTGGGAACCAATTACACTTAACTTGCGTGAAGATGTAAACAACAATGTACAAAAACTTGTTGGTGAACAACTTCAGAAACAGTTTGACTTTTTCGAACAGTCAAGTGCGGCATCAGGTATTGATTACAAATACACAACACGTATTGAAATCTTAGATGGTGGTAACGGAGCAAATACTCCAAACGTACTAGAAACATTCGAGTTATACGGTTGCTTTATCCAAAACGCAAACTATAACACACTAGCATACAGTTCAAACGAACCAGTAACTATTCAATTAGCAATGCGTTACGACAATGCTATCCAATCACCACAAGGTGAAGGAATTGGTACAGCAGTTGGTAGAACTATTAATAGTCTAGTAACAGGCGGCGGCGGACTATAATAAGTCTATAACATTGCCATAGTATTCAGAAGAGGGTGGCTTAGGTCACCCTTTTTTATTTTATACGCACTTTTCTTTAGAGGATAAATATTTGTATGGCGAATATACTCAACGGATTTTTAAATAATGTTTTGCAGGGTGCTTCTAACCCTAAGGGCAATCTTGGTGACTATCAACATGCCGCTAGACTATTTACAGACGACGGCATGCGTCTTGCACCAAAAACTAAATTCCTTTATCATGTTGTATTTGAATTAAGTGCAAGTGCTCAAAAAGTTATACCTCAATTAGATCAAAGACATAAACAAGAAATTAATATGCTTGTTAAGTCAGCAGATTTACCTAAGTTTAGTATTCAAACTGCAACTAAAAATATGTATAATCGTAAAAAGAATTTACAGACTAGTATTGAATATGATCCAGTGAACATTACATTCCATGATGATAATATGGGATTGACTACAACATTGATGGAAGCATATTATAGATACTACTATAGAGATGGAAATTATAGAAGCGGAGGAATTTCTCCGCCATACAATCCTCGTAATACATATCAAGGTAAAGAATTACAAAACTATCGTTATGGATTAGACAATGATCATACTGAACCTTTCTTTAATAAAATTACAATCTTTCAAATGGCAAGACATGAATACTTAGGATATACTTTAGTTAATCCGTTAATTACAGGTCTTACACACGATCAAATGGATAGTGCCGATAACAGCACACCTTCACAAAACCAAATTAGTGTAGCATACGAAGCAGTATTTTACAGTAGAGGTCCAGTAGGTGAAAACAGTCCTAAAGGATTTGCAACTGCTCATTATGATAAAACTCCTAGTCCACTAACAATAGGTGGAGGCGGTACTAGCAGTCTGTTTGGTGGCGGTGGCGTTATAGGCGGTATTAGTGATGTCCTTGGAGACATTGCTGGTGGACAATTTAATTTAGGTACTGCATTGACAGCATTTAATACATTTAAAAATGCAAAAAGTTTATCAAAAGAAGGCTTGCGAGAAGAAGGATTTAATATCTTGAAACGTACAGTTACAAATATTGGTAGAGAAGGTGTTAGTGGATTAGGTAATATTAGTATTCCAAAACAGTCAGGCAATGGCGGAACTGCTTCAACTACTTCAACAGTAGGAGGCACAGTAAATACTACTAGTGCATTATATCAAGATAAGATACTACAAGCGGCGGCAAAAAATAGTTCAAATGGCCCAGTTGGAAGTAATCAATCAAGTTTACAAGCGGAGCGTAATTCATGAGTAGTAGTTTAAAAATAACACCTGTTGATAGTTCAAACGAAACAAAAGAATTCTTCAACAAATATTTTACTGAAACAATTTCTTATAGTGCAAATCAAGTTGACTCTGTAGTAGGGTTTTTTCTTAAAAGAGGATTTGATGAAACTTCTGCAACAGGTATTGCTACAGTGCTTTTGCAACAAGCGAAAATAGATGAAGTAAATGTATTCACTTTATTAGATACTCTTAAAGGATTAACTGATGTACAAGTTAGTGGTCTAGTTGGTGAAATTGTAAATTATAATAGATCCAAAATAAGTGTTATCGGATTTAAAGTTACTGACATGGTCACGAAGCAAGAGCAACGAAACATAGTGGTGTAAACCATGGGACGTTTTGCTCAAGGAAAATATAATCTAAAAAATCCAGACAAGTATATCGGAAACAGAACTCCTACATATAGAAGTAGTTGGGAATTTGCGTTTATGAAAATGTGTGATGAACATGCTTATATTCAAGCATGGGCTAGTGAGGCAGTAAAAATTCCTTATAGAAATCCGTTAACTGGCAAGCATACAATATATGTGCCTGACTTTTTTATTGCATATGCAAATAAAGGCGGCAGTAGAAAAGTTGAAATAATAGAAGTTAAACCTGAAAATCAAACATTAAAAGAAAAACTCGGGCGTAGCAAACACAATCAAGCGGCATGGATTGTAAATCAAGCAAAATGGGAAGCCGCTAGAGCATGGTGTAAACAAAAGGGTATGTTTTT